AAAGGGCATTTCGAGAACATCGCCGACCTGATGGCAGATCAGGACCCAAGCACACTGGACACTCTTGCCGTAAGCCTGACCGAGCTGGTTTCCTACGACCAGACCAGCAGAGAGCAGTGGGACAAGCTCGCCGCGCGCAACACGGCACTCCTCGGCCTCGGTGAGGAGAGCGAGCCGGACGATACAGAGTACGAGAACTCCGACACCTCAGATCACCCGCTCCTGCTGACGGCGCTGACGCGCTTCCAGTCCAAGGCCCTGTCTGCGATGCTCCCGTCCAACGACGTGGTCTGCCGCACCGAGCCAGCTCTGGACATCGACAAGATCGAGGACATGAAGCAGCGGGCCGCTCTGGAGGGCGCTGTTGATGACGCAGCCCGCCGCGTCTGCAGGTTCGTTTCAGACTACCTCTTGAAAAAGCACCGGACGTACTCCTCCGATACGGATCGCATCCTGTACCAGTGCGGCCTGCACGGTATCGGGATACGGAAGGTCTACACAGACAAGTCACGCAAGACGATGCCGGTCCAAGTCGAGCACGTCGACATCTCTGACCTGTTCTTCAGCTACGAGACCAAGAACACGACGAACGGGCGTCTGACGCACCGGATCGACATGAAGACCCACGACCTTCTGCGCAACATCAAGAACGGCGTGTACCGTGCGGTGGATATCGCGGCATCCCCTGTAGAAGAGGAGAGCGATCTCCAGTCTCAGGAAAACCGCATTCACGGTATCGAGGACACTTATGCGCGGCCGGGTTCCACGCACCGCATCTACGAAATCTACACAGAGCTTTTCCTGTCCAGCGATCCACATCCGGATGGGCTTTCCCGCCCATACGTCATCACGATCCACGGCAGCACGCAGGAAGTCCTGTCGATCCGCCGCAACTGGTCGCCGAGCGACCCAGACGAACGTCCAATCGAGACCTTCGTGGCGTACATCTTCAACCCCGGGAAGACATCCGTCCTCGGCTTGGGTCTGGGGCACATCCTTGCGAACATCACCATGGCCCTCCGGAAGGCGCAGCGCCGCGGTCTGGAGGCGGGATACCTGCAGAACCACCCCTTCGGCTACAAGCTGTCCAACCTCACGATCCGGAACAACAGCACGAAGATCGTCCCCGGCGAGCTGATCGACGTGGACAGCCCGACCGGCGACATCCGTCAGGCAATCCAGATGCACCCGTTCCAAGGCCCGAGCCAAGGACTTCAGGCTCTGGCCGACAAGCTGGAGGCCAACGGCAAGGAGCTGGGCGGTCTCGCCACGATGGACTTCGCGCAGATGATGAAGGCGAGCGTATCGCCGGGTCCTGCGCTCGCTGCTTACGACGAAAGCATGGAGTTCCAGACAGCTATCCATCGCCGCCTGTACAGCGCACAGGCGCTGGAGATGCGCCTGATCCAAGACCGTATGCGCGAAGTGTACGGCAACAAGGTCGTGCCATTCGGCGTAGACGATGTTCTGCAGCCGCAAGACCTGATGATGGTCAATCTTCTGCCAATCATGAAGCCGGGGCAGACATCTCGCAGCCGGAACATGATGGAGGCCGAGATGGTTATGGGTCTGGCAAACCAGCACCCAGACATCTTGGACAAGCGTGGCGCTGTGGTGAACTATATCCACTCCCTGAACAGCACAGATGCCACGCGCCTTCTCCTGCCTGATCCAGCGGACACACCGCCACCACCTATGGACCCGATCAGCGAATACGCTGCCGTGATGAAGGGCCAACCGCTCGTGGCGCACATGCAGCAGAACCATCAGGCGCATATCGATGCTCACGCATCCCAGATGCGGCAGATACAGACCAGCCAGTTGCCGGTCGAACTGGGCGATGCTGCCAACGCAGCACTGGCCGCGCACATTGCCGACCACATGGCACAGCAGGCGATGGTAGATGCGGCAGCAGCTCTCGGCATGGCTGCGTCGATGTTCGGCCAGATGCCTCCCGAGCTGGAAGTGCAGATCGCACCTCAGATTGCCGAGGCTGTTCAGCAGATCGAGCAGATGCGCAAGCCTCCAGAGGCCATGCAGGAAAGCAAGATCGAGATCGAAAAGCTCAAGGGCGAGAACGCAGCCAATCTGGAAATGCTCAGAGGTCAGCAGAAGAAAGAGCTGGCAGACCTTACAGCACGCCACGAGATGGAACTGCAGAAGCAGCGTGACGAGGCAGCGATGGAGCGTGCGGAGCAGGACGACGATGTCGCCCTCACGATTGCGCGGATGGGCAGCGATGCCAACAAAGCCTCGGCTCGTGCGGGAGTTATCTCCAAATGACCAAGAGAACGCGCGTCTATTCAGCCTATGATCGTGCCTATCAGGCCAAGCCTGAGCAGGTGAAGAAGCGCGTGACCAGAAACAATGACCGACGCAAGGCCCTGAAGGAGGGGCGCGTGACCAAGGGTGATGGCAAGGATGTCCATCACGTCAATGGCGCAGCCAAAGGGGGCAAGACCAAGGTCATGTCCGCCTCCGCAAATAGGAGTAAGAAGTGATGCCAGCTTTAGACGACTACGGATGGACGCAGAAGAACCCTTGGCTCTGGGGAACCACATACGCGCAATCTACCGGCGGTGCGGATACGGATACGACCGGCGAGATAAAAGGCCCGTTCACGACGGCGAGCGGGACTGATTTCTGGGTAAGAACGACCGATTGCAGGGTTGGCTTCAACATCGACAACGATCCTGATGCGGACGTCTGGCTCCGCCGGAGACAGGTCTGTGCCGCAGACATACCACAGCAAGACAAGGTCGACATATCAGCGCGCTTGGTGCTCCTGAACTGTCGCCCCCTACCATGCGTATAAGGAGAGAGCATGCCAAATAAGAAACTATACGACATGCTGGGGATCAACCCAGCACCGAAGGTCGCGACCGAGAGCGCGGCTGCACCAGAGGTCATATCTCTGGAAGAGACCATATCTCTGGAAGAGATCATCGAGGATGCCGAACCGGCACCCAAGAAGGGAAAGAAGAAGAAGTGAAAGACGTTGCTCTCCTCAATCCGCAGGAGGATCACCAGACCGCTCGCGCGCTGATCGAGATCGTGCGCGGGCAAAAGAGCAGCGCCGAGGCGTCACTTCTTCGCACGCAGTGCAAGGATTTTGACCGTTACAATTTGCTGTTTGGTAAGGTATCTGCTCTAAATACGCTACTTGCCGAACTCGAAGCCGAATACCAAAGGAGAACACATAGATGACGCGAGGACTTTTATTGCCCAAAAGTCAGTTGGCGACCGCGCAATCGATCCAGAAAGGGTCTGCGCATCGCATGGACAGTGACGACTTCGTCACCCCAGAGAACGTGGAAGAGCAGCTCTATGAGCTGCAGCGGTACATTGATCTTCGCCGCGAGGTCGAGCCGATGTACATATTGCCAAAGCCTAGCGGCTGGAAGCTGATGGTCTTGGTCCTGACAATTCCGGAGAAGACCACTGGCGGGATCATCGTGATCGATGACGCCAAGGATGCGAAGTCAATCGCCTCCCCTCAAGGCGTGATCCTCGACATGGGTCCAGCAGCCTACACCGACGCAAGTCGGTTCACCGTCAACGGGACACTCACCCCTTGGCACATAATCGGAGACCGGATCAGCTTCGTGAAGTACGACGCATCCTTGTTCCAGTTGGCGAACGGCCAACGGCTCGGTTTCCTGAACGACACGCAGCCCCTGTCGCGTGTTGATACCGGATGGGAGATACCTGAATGAAACCGATTTGGATGAAAGAAATCCTTCGCAACAGCGAGGATGAAGGCGGTGCGGGCGGTGGCTTTGATGATGGGGGCAATTCGTCAGACGAGCGCGCCGCCCCCGTTGACCGGACGGCTGCTCTTGAAGCACGTCTTACACAGATGGGCGGAGCGATTGACCGCCTCCTGAACCAGACCAAGCAACAACAGCAGAAGTCTCAGGAGGGCGAGCTTGAGCGCCGCATCGCTGACTACGTCAACAAGGCGACGAAGGAAGTGGATGATGCAGAGGCCGCTCTGGTTGCCGCATACGACGACGGCGAAGGTGCCGAGATCGCCCGCGCGCAGCGTGTCGTTGCGCAAAAAGCGGCTCGCCTTGAGCGCGTTACTGCCGAGGCCGACAGTGCCCGCGCGCAGTTGAAGAACTCCGAGCGACGTGAAGGCGGAGCGCGGACTGAAAGCGAGCTTGACACCACCAATTTGAATAGCTGGAAATCAAAGCATTCTTCGTGGTACGGTGTCGATGCGGAGATGACGAAAGCTGCCCACGAGATCGATGCAAAGATCAGGGCTGCTGGCGTGATCACGGCAGGAACGAAGGAATATTTTGATGCGGTGGATCGTCAAATGAGCCAGAGATACCCAGACCGCCTTGGCGGAACACCTCCTGTCGGCGGCGGCAGCGGTGGGGATGCCCCCGCCCCTCGTGGCCAAACCCGCATTGCTGCATCCATCGCCGACGGATACCGGCGCATGGGCATCGATATCGATAATCCCGAAGTGGCGAAGCGTATGCTTGCCAACCGTCAAAAGGCGGTTAACAAGGGCTGGCTTCCTGAGCAGCCCGTCAACGGAAGGATTTTGACGCGATGACCGAACGTAGCGAACGAGACCGCGCAGCGGCAGGCAAGTCCCGCGCTGGCGATGATACAAGAACCATGGAACGCCCCTCCATGTCTCAGTGGTCTCCAGCGTCCGCGCTGGAACTGCCAAAGATGACAGGCGACTATCGCCTCCGTTGGATTGCTGAATACGTGAACGGGGTTCATACCCCGCGCAACGTGCAAGCTGCCATTCGCGAGGGATACCAGCGTGTCAAGATTTCCGAAATCCCAGAAGACTTCGTCGTTGACGAGGACCTTCGTGGGGATGGCGTCGCCCGAACAGGTGGCCTGATCCTCATGCGGATACCGGAAGAGTTTGCCCGTCAACGTGAAGCGTACTATCGCAGGCGTTCGGGTGAGGCCCTCATGGGAGCCAACGCCATTCAAGGCGTGGCAGGCAATAATGCTGTCTATGAGGACAGGGGTACTAAAACGCTTTCCGGTTCGGATGCTGGTGCCGCCCTGCGAAACATGTCCAGAGGTTAGAAGGAGAAACTAAATGGCTGGATTTGGTCTACGGCTCGCCAAGAGCCAAGGTATGGAAGGCTACACGGGGAACCTGATTGAGTTCGATGTGGACCCTGCAAATACAGACCCCATCTTCACTGGTGACGTTGTCACTTTTGCTGGTGGGTTCGTTCAGGAAGCAACTGAAGGCGGCACAATCGCCTCTCAGAATGACTTCTCGATCCTCGGCGTTTTCATGGGCTGTCGCTTCGTCGACGCTGATGGCGGCTTTGAGTTCAAGAACCAGTGGAATGGCGGAGCCGGTCGCTCTGATATTAAAGCGACTGTCGCTGTTCCCGCACACGGCATGTTCTGGATCAAGGGACAGGCTGGGGCAACCTACACGCAGGCCGATATCGGCACGCGCAAGGGTGTCCTCTACAATGTTGGCTCGACCCAGTATGGCGATAGCCGCATGACCCTCGGCGCACCCGGCGCATCTGTCGCCACTGGGCCGTTAATCGTTCACCGCTTGGCCCCGCTGCCGGGTAACACGTTTGCTTCCGATGAGCCTATCTTCGAAGTATCCGTTGCCCGTTCCGCAGGCTATGGCACCACGCTGTAAGGAGGTTCTGAACTATGGCAGCAATCAACAGGGCCGCTCTTGCGGAGCATCTATGGCCCGGCATCATCGAGTTCTTCGGGTTGGAGTATTCCGACTACGAAGAGCAGTATGGCTACGTGTTCAACACACGCGGCTCCACCAAGGCGTATGAAGAGTACGTGATGGAAAGCGGCTTCGGCCTTGCTCCCGTCAAGGACGCCGGTGCGCCGACCGCTTTTGACGAGGCGGCGGATACGTGGAAGGGTCGCGTCGAAATGGCGGCGTATGCCCTTGGTTTCGTGATCACTCGCGAAGCCGTAGAGGATGACCAGTATTTCGATCTGGTTCCCCGCTACACCCGCGCACTGAAGCGCTCCATGATGCAGACGAAGGAAGTTCGTGCTGCAGCATTTGTCGACGGTGTCTTCTCGACATCCCAGACAGGTGATGGGGTTTCGGTCTGTAACGCGGCTCACCCACTGAAGAACGGCGATACGTTCTCCAACGTGGCAGGCGCAAACGCAGACCTGAACGAAACATCGCTCGAAGCTGCGGTCATCCAGATCGCTGACTACGTCGATGAGCGCGGCCTTCGGATTTCTGTCCAGCCTGAAAAGATGATCGTTCCAAACGGTCTTCAGTTCACTGCTGAGCGTCTGATGAAGACCACGTCTGGCCGCGTTGGAACGTCCGATAACGACGTTGCAGCGATCCATACGATGGGTGCTGTCCCCGGTGGTTATAAGGTGAATAACTACCTGAGCGATCCGCGTGCTTGGTTCCTCAAGACAAACGTCAGCGAAGGCATGACCCATTGGGATCGTACTCCGCTGGACCTTGAGAACGGTGACGGCTCCGAGACCCAGACCATGAAAGTCATGGCCTACGAGCGTTATGCATTCTCGTGCATGGACCCACGCTCCTTCTGGGGTGCACCCGGCGTCTGATCCCCACATCTAGTTGTGGATTTGAAAAGGCCTCGCTCTGCGGGGCCTTTTTGTTTATGCTTCTGTCATTAGAAAAGGGATTTGCCCCGCTAACCCAGACACAGGAGAACACACCATGTCACAAGCACCCGTCAACCCGAACGACCCGCGCCGCCGTTATGGCCATCAGGCATTTGACGTAACGACCTTTGGTAAATCCATCGAGAGTGGTCCTTCTGGTTACAACAAGCGCCTCTCCGGAACATATCAGGCCTCGATCCTGCTGACAGCCGATGCTGGCGCTACTGCTGCACAGCTCCTCGGCGACCTGACGCAGGGTGTCTGGGTCATGGGTATGGTCAACCACGCACCGCTGACCGGCGGCACGATGAAGCTGACGCTCCCCGCCTTCAACGGCCTGCCAGCGCAGGACGTGACAACTCAGGACATCGATCTGAGCATTGGCAGCGTGATCCTCAACAATGTTGATGCGGCCATGTACATTCCGCTGGCGCAGGACCGCCCTCTGGTCGCCACCGTCACTGGCGGCACCGCAGGCGAGACGGCAATTGTATCGCTGCTCGTGACGCCCGCTGAAAACGGGTGGTTCTAAATCCGGTCATAAGGAGGTGTCATGGAAATCTCCGACACAGGCTTTGATTGGGCTGACCTTGTAGACGAAGCGGTATCCCGATCTGGAGGAGAAGGCTCCACGGCGGCGGACGTTCTAAAAGTCCGTCGCGCCTTTCGCATTCTGTCCGAAAGGTGGATGGCGAAGGGCTACAATACGTGGAGATTTGCAGAGAAGACAATCGTACTGAGCGGGGTAACCCGCTCAATAAACTTGCCCGATTGTGTCGATGACGTCATTCAGGTCAACAGCATTGTTGGTAGCGGCGCAGAGACGAGCATGCGTCGGATCAGCGCCAGTGAATACGCGCAGCTCACGACCAAGGATACCCAAGGTCAGCCGAGCCAGTTCTACCTGAGCAGGGGCCACGATTGCCCGAAGCTGTTCGTTTACCCGATTGGTGCCGCCAACACGACGACGGAGTTGGTTATCTATTACGTCGAGCGGCCGGAGGCCTTTCAGCGCTACGAGCCGATGGATGATATTGATTGGCGATGCCATCGCTGCAGCTGGCCGCAAGGCACGCATTGTCAACACAGTGCAGACTAGCGCAATTG